ACTTTCTGGTTGATCTCTCCTTGTAACCTGTCCGCCTCCGCCTTTACGGCCTTGTTCTGGACAGGATTTGCAGACGTAGCACTTAACGCCGGATCCGTTATGGTCTTGTTCGCACCTTCAGCGATTCCGGACAGCTTCGCCTTCTCTTCATTGGTGTAGTCATTTTCGGATAAACCTTTACCAAACTGCTTTTTTACAAAGATTGCATAGATCTTTTCCGCCAAGTATGCTGTAAAGGTGTTCAGATGTTCGATATCTATTTTTCTTGCCATAATTCATCACCCCATCCTTAAAATGACTGCTCCACGATTGCCCGAAGCTCTTCATCCTCGATTACTTCTTCGCTTGCTGGTACATCCGTATAACTGCCATTGATAATGTCATCAATATCCTGTTCGGTCGCTGACTCAAAGATGGATCCTTCATCCTCTTCGTCCACATAAGACCCCGCAATGATATGGTCGATATCTGCGTCCGTGGCAATCCGGTACAGATCACTCAGGAGGCCCTTGATTTCTAATAGCAGAGCACCATTACTGGTATCGTTGATGATATCCTTGATGTCGCCAAACTCAATCTGTATCTGCTGCATTGCCAAATGTATCGCCGCAATATTTTCCGCCGTTTGGGTCTTGGCATTGTTCCCCTGGGTTTTGGCGTAATCCCCCTGGGTCTTGGCGTAATTGCCCTGCGCTTTAGCATAGTCTCCCTGCTCGGTCGCATAATCCGCCTTTTTTACCGCATCGATACAGACCAGCTCCGCAATGTCCGCATAAGTTCGCCGGACATCCTCGCCATAAATGGCTGTCCTAAATTCCAGTATCAATGCCCTTATCCGTTGTTCTAACGCCGCTGTCATTCCGCACCTCCTTCCAGCGCTTCCAGTCTGGCAAGTATCCCCTGTATGGCTTCTCCGGCCTGTCCGGACAGCTGCTCCAGTTCCTGCAGCCGGCTCTGGTCTTCCTGGATGTCTTCCGCCAGTTCCAAGTTTTTACGCTCCAGGGCGGTAATATTGTTATTGATACCCTGCAGTTCGGCCTGCACTTCAGACGTTCCCGTCTCCAACACTTGCACCTTGCCGCCCAGCGTGGACACGTCCTGCTTTGCGGTATTGACCTCCCCGGCCAGGGCGTGGACGCTGCCCCGCACCTCCTCCACGGACGCTGCGGCGCCTTTCTGCTTCTCCACGCTCTTCTGTAAGGCAACCTGTTTTTCGGTCAGTGCGGCCATCGTATCCCCCAGCACAATCTTATCCTCTTGCGGATTGACAAGGTTGTACTCCCTCTTGGACACCATCATGTATTTGTCCAGCCTGTGCGGCGGCGACACCACACGGATCATGTCCCCAAGCTTGATGCGGTCGATATCCACGTCAACCAGGTGCAGGTCAATAGCCGTCAGCTCAATCGTGGCGGAGAGATTCCGGGCGTTTGCCAGGTATTCCAGGCCTTTGGCCTTTAAGTTAGCGGCCACCGTCACGTCATCCCAGGTCTGGGTTCCGACGATCCGGCCATACAGGGCGATTGCTTCCGGGTCTTCCAGGTAATCCCTGCCGCCATTAACTGATTCAATTGTTAACCGCCTGCCCTTCTCCCCGTCCTCTGCCTCTTCTGCCTTACCAAGGGGGATGAGGACGGTGAGCACATCCGCCGCACTGATATGTTCGGTCAGATCCAGGATGTTTTCCCCGAACCGGATCACCTGCCCGGACGTCCTGCCGTAGCTTTCCAGGTAATCCAGATACCGGGTATCGTCCTGCTTGCGCACCCGCAGATATCCGCCGTTGCTGTCCACCAGCTTATCCATAATGGTATTCAGGGTGTTCGTGTACTGGTTGTCCTCCCTGGCGTCATAATTCATGGCTTGTTTTTGGACTGTCCCCAAGACAAACCGTTTCCCGGCCTCGACCTGTCCGTTATGCTGTGCGATCTTATCGCTCAGATATGACGATGGTGTCAAGTTGTGGTAGGCCTTGGGACGCTGGATACTGTCCAGCAGGTATGCAAGAGTCCCCTCACAGGTATAAGTCACGGTATGGTACATATCGGCCCGGGAATCCAGCACACGGCCTTCATATAATAATTCTCCACCATCGTAGACCTGCACCACAGAGCTCAGCTTACGGATAAGGTCAATCCCCTTATGCATGGGCGGCAGGGTAAATGTTAATTCTCCCGTAGCATTTACCGCCAGGCTCACCTTCCCGGACAAGATCGGGCCGCTCTCATCCCTGGGATCATATAAAAGCGTATTGTCACAATAAATCTGGTACATTATAAACTCGCCCCCCTGTAATCAACGCTCACCTTCCCGTTTCCATGGAAGGTAAGGAAATGCTCGCCTTCCCCTAACTGCAGATCCAGGAGTTTTGATCTGCCAGCTGGAAGATGATACGTCCGGCCCCCATATTCAAGTGTCATAGCAACAGAGCAATCCATCACCGGCACAACCTTTTTCCGCCGTCCCGGGATCAACAATGTCATACTCCCGTTCACTTCCAAATCCTTATAGTTCCGGATGATACCACCAGGAAACGGAAATACATCCCACACCCAGGGCTCCAGGCTGCTGAAACGCTCATACTTATAAGGATCTGCTTCCAGGGTAATCAGATAATCACAAAACACATTATTTTCCTTACTGGTTTCTACCAACGCAGTACCCGTATAATAAAATCCCTTGTCAGAGTCCAGTATCAGCTGCACTTCCTGTCCATGGAACAGATTCTTAATATTCGAGGAGCGAAAAGCCCACATATGGTAGTCATCCCGCTTGTCAAAACTTAAAACGATATTCCGCCATTCATACTGGACATCTGGGTTCAGGAACTTTGCAAGGTTCAGCCGATTACTGGACATTGGAATGGACACCGTTTCCAGTTTCGGGTCTGCTGGATCAATCTGTATTCCGAGAAGTTGAAGCCCCAGATCTTTGTATGTATGGATATCATTCAATAACACCCCTTCTATTTTCCTCATTTCAGATACCGTCCTTTCTTCTCCACATTATTCCCGATATTTGCGTCCACATAAGGCGTCGTCACTTCGGCAATCACCCGGCCGTCCTGAAGCACCAGGGTTGCCTTCGTCTGTACATACACGGGCAATGTCTGCCTGTCTGCCGCCTGTCCCTGGCTCCGGCCATAAGATACAAAGCTTCCACCTGCCGCACCCGTCATCCCCTGTATTGCCTGCCGCTGAAGGGCATTCAGCGCCGACACGGTCCCGTTTTCAATGGCTCCCGTCATCCTTCCCACGCTGTCCATGATCCCGGACACGTTTCCGCCAATCCCTTTTGCAATGCCGGAATCAAACATTTCGCCGATCCACGCACCGACTTTCGACGGACTGTTAATATCCAGGTTTTGTTTTGCCGCCTGGACAGCTGCATTTGCAACCTGTGCGGCCGCTGCAGCGATTCCATACTGACCGGATCGGATTCCGTTCGCTATCCCGGCACTGAACATCTGGCCGACAAAATAACCGGATCCGGACAGTCCATTTGCCGCTGACTTCGCAGCATTCATGACAGACGTAACCGCAGATCTGACCGTCCCCGTCCCGGATTTGATTGAGGATGAAAGGGCCTGGATAAACTTTTTCCCCTCCTGTTTCGCCTTATCCGGCATTTTCCCGGATGTCAGCCCGGTAATGGCCGCCATGGCCGCAGCATTTGCGGCACTGTTTACCTGCGGGCTGGAAGAGGTAATGGAGCCTGCCAGACTCTGGATTGCCTGCGCACCCACATTGGAATACGCACTGCACAGATCCGCACCGGAAACCGTTATCTGCGCTGCGTCCGTAACCTGCCCCGCCGCATCAGAAACCGTCCCGGTCTGACTTGCCATAGAGGCGCCCAATCCCAGAACTGCCTGCACGCCCTCTGCCGCAAACGTACCGGGCATACCCGCAGCCTTGACCCCTTCATTCGCCCCCGTTGCCGCACCATACGAGGACGTGTACAGACTTTCACCGCCTGCATTCAATACATTCGCCACTCCATCCGTTGCGGCCTGCGCTTCTGTGCTGAAAGCTATCTCGACACCGGCAGACTGAAATCCATCAATGGAATAGTTGGCATAGTTCATTGTCGAGGTATTCAGGAATTCACTGTTTGCCTCCAAAGTAGCCACATAGGAATCCGTACCGGCCTGGGCAACGCCGGATGCAGACGCCTGCACCGTCTCCTTCGTACTTTCTATGCCCTGCGCATATCCCTGCCCATGCTCTACCCCTTTTTCTTTCGACTTGCCTTCCCCGTCATCGAATATTTCCTCAACCGCATTCCATAGGCTGGTTCCAATGCTCTTGATCCCGTCCACAATGGAAGACAGGATCTGCTTCCCGACGCTCAGCCAGTCCACGCTCAGAATCCCGTCAACAAAAGCTGAAAAAATCTCGGGAATCATGGCAAGCAGCTGCGGAATTGCCTGGACAACACCATTTACCAGCGCAAGCAACAGCTGGATCCCAACTAAAATAATATTAGGCAGATTCTGCACAATCCCGGTCACAAGCGTCCGGATGATCACTGGTGCGGCAGAAATCAGCATGGGAATCGCATTGATCAGCCCCTGCCCGAGTCCCATAATTAGTTGTAGTCCGGCACTGATCAGCTGCGGAATATTCTGCAGTAACGACTGGACAATCGTCAGTATCATCTGGATTGCCATCGGCACCAACGTGGGTAGCTGCTGCGCAATCCCCGTCACCAGGCCGGCAATGATCTGCACGCCGCCCGAAATAATGGCCGGTATGTTTGCCGTGATTGCCTGCAGGAGATTCTGGATCAATACGGCTCCCTGGGCGATCAGCTCCGGCAGACTACTGGAAATCCCGTTACAGAACTGTGCAATTACTTCCGGTCCTTTTTCTGCCGCCGTCTGAAGAAACGCCCCAATCTGATCGCCAAACTGCCCCTGGAGCAATCCAAGGCCCGCAACCAGCGCACCGGCAATCGCACCAAATTTCAGCATGCTGATGAATCCAGGTGCAAAGTTCCCGACGCTTTTTACAACTCCCTGAAATGCTTCCCCTACCGTACCGCCCCAGGCTCCGAGATAGGAACTCATATTTGATAATGCCGATGATATCCCCGGGAATTTACTCTGCAGTGCCGGCCCGATCTTGCCAAATGCATCTCCCATTTTCCCGGATACTCCCGACAGGGCGGCCACCATCTTCCCGCCAGGGCCCGTCTCCCACAACTCCTTCATTCCTTCCGGGATGTCGGCAAGTGGAAGCAGGATTGCATCCTTCAGGTTCCCGAAACTTTTTGCGGCAGTCTTCATATTGCTTCCCGCATGTTTAAAGATCTCCGGAAGACCTGTAATTCCTTTTTCTACCGGCGCAATGACCTGCCCCAGAAGATCCACCGCATTCCCGACTTTGCCAATCCCGCCGCCCACGACAGGCAGCACGGCCCCCGCCGCAGCCATTCCCAGGATCACGTTGCCGATCTGCTGCAGCTTCCCGGGATCCATGCCCTCGAGCTTCTCCTGGATCGTCCCCAGGATCCCGCCCACATTCTGCCATTTGCCCGACGCTTCGTCAAAGGCCACATTGGCCCCGACCAATTTGTCCAGCAGCAACCCGACCCCTTCCGTAACACTGGTAAACAGGGACGACAGGGACGGCAGTATGCCTGCCACGGTGGAAATCGCCGCCGTCAACTGCTGAAGACGCTTCGTACTTTCCTCGTATCCTTCATCATTTTCCTTCAATGTCGGGTTGATCCCGGTCAGATTGAGTGCAAAGGCCCGGAACCCGCTGTTCAGGGAATCCAGCGCACCTGTCAGCGTCTTTCCCTTCATGGCCAGCGACATGCCTTTCATGGCCGCCGTCATGCCGTTAACCCCGTCCGTGCCCTCTTCAATCCCCTCGGCCAGCTTGTCCATGGCATCCTTCGCCGGGATCGCACCATCAGAAATCATGTCCCGGATTTCATCCGTGGTCTTACCATACTGATTCCCAAGAATCTTCAACGCCTGGATCCCGTTGTCGCTGAGCATGTTGACATCTTCCATGCTCAGACGTCCCGCCGTGGATATCTTGGCAAAGTTCTCCGCTACGTTGGTAAGGTTTTCAGACGTGCCACCGAAGCCTGCGACAGCGTCTGTAATAGCCTGCATATATTTCGTGGTATCCTGGGCATTCACTCCCATGCCCACCAGCTTCTTGCCCGCCGTCAGAAACGCTTCCTGCGAAAATGTCGAGGCCTTCGCAATGGAAAGCAGGCTGTCATACAGCTCATTGGCCGCCGACTTCCCACCCAGCATTTTTTCAAATACGACCATCGTACTCTCATAAAGCTTCGTAAAATCTATGGTAGTCTTGGCCGCAGCGGCCCCCACTCCGGTTACCGCAGCCGTCACCGGCAGAAACGACTTTCCAAGGGCGGACACCTGGCTCCCGGCTCCCTTGACCAGGTTCCCGATGGCAGAAAGCCCTCTGCTAAAACCGTCTGTATTGATCTTCGTGTCAAAATTCAGATACCCGTCAGCCATACAATCCTTCCTTTCATCAGACCGCACGGCTCACAGGCTCACAAATGCTCAGATCTTCACTTCTATTGTCTTCTTACACTGTCTGCACCAGACATAAATCCCCTGACATTTTGCCGTATTGTTATAAATCAGCAGATTTTTACCGCAATGCGGACAGACATACCACTTTTTTTCCGTTGGGATCCGTGGCAGCTGAAATTCCATCATCATCCAAACACATCCCCTATCTGATAATCATTCAGTTTCCGCCGGGGATTCCGGATCGCAATCTTTTTCCGGATCTTTTTGATCCTTTCACGTTCTTCCTTATTTTTAATCGTTGCCAGGTCGACCGTCCTGTAGTGGATACGCTCCTTGATCTCCGTATCAGCCGGAAGCCCCCAGAGCAACACAAGGAATTTCCACCAGTGCATATAGGGGATGGTCTCAATGTCGATCCCATATACCTCCATAAACGCACTGTAAATGCAAATGGCGTCCTGTCTGAAGGAGAACGCCTCCGCCGGTGATCCGGCCTCAACCTCCGTGTCATCCTCCCATTCTTCCCCCGTAGGTCTTTCTCCCTCTTGATAAATCTCTTCCGCACAAAGGAACCCCTGCAGAGCGGTAATGGACGCTACAACATCCTCCGGCCGGTCATCCACATACCATTCCAGGATCATTTGTAGGATCCTTGCGTCAAGCTGCTCTGCATTCCTCAGCAGTTCTGTGAATTTGATCCATTCCCGGAAATCCGTCACGATCCCATACTCCTTCCCGCCCACTTCCACCGTTTCAGGAAACGGGTCGAACAGTACATTCATCCCATCATCCCCTGTTTCTGCGGTTCTTTTTCTGGACGTTCCTTCTCTGCTCCCGGTTTCCCGGCTTATTCACCTGGTATTTCTCGATCCGTCCATAAAACCGTTCATCTTCCTTAAACCGGAAATCCGCCAGTTTCTCTGAAGCGTCAATCCTAAGCTCCAGGCTGTTTGACGGGAACATCCTGCTGCTGGCCCCATCCCCATGAATGAATCGAAGAACTCATCATAAACCGCAATCTGCGCCTTAATGATCTCTGATGTACGCCCAGTTTTCGGCAGGTTCTTCACATCCTCCTGCAATTTTTCATATGCGTCCTCAATGGATTCCAGCGTATCCACGTCCGTAAAATCCAGTTCTGTTTCAAATTCCCCATATCTAAAAAGGCTCATAGGCTCTTATCCTCCAATCTGAAAAGGGACTGCCCATTTTCCAGGCAGTCCCCGCACTCCCTATTCCGTCAACCCATTACTCTCTTCCGTGAATTCACAGGTTTTCCACTTGTCCGCACTGGTCGCAGATCCTTTGATGATCTCCCCTGCCGCTTTCAGGGTACCGGAATAGATTAGGGCGTCCGTTCCGTCACCTGAGGAATCCGGGATCACGCTGTAGACCCGCTTCCGTGCCTTGCAGGATCCGTCCTGGTTTGTTTCAAACAGATCCACCGTAACGATTTCCACCTGTGCCTCAGTCCCCACGATCTCATCGTCCGAGATCTCGGCCAGCCTTGCGTGCACCGGGGTGTCCGTGTGCCGGTCAAACTCATAACTAACGCCGGTAGCATACCCAACCACATCCGACCTCTCCGTAGGCTCATCCACATACTGCCTGGAGTATTCCTTTGACTCTTTAGCCTCGGACAGGGATGTAAATTCCGACATCCGGGTATAAGTATTGCCGTCTGTCTTCATAAAGGACAGCCGCTTGTGCCGTCCAACCAGTTTCCTTGCCGTTTCATTCGCCATCATTCATCTTCCTTTCTGTTATTCATAAATCAGCCTGCAGATAATCTGATACCTTCCCTTGTCATCCTCCGTGGAGAATAGGTACCCGCTCTGCATGACCTCTACCCGGACCGGCGTATGCCCTTCCAGTTCCGGGTAAATGTCCAGCATGTTGTTCTCCTCTATCCATTCTTCAAAAAACTGATAGAATCCACTGTTCGCAATCCCCGTCCTTGCGTCCCCGTCATACGCCTCTTTGGATGTCAAGGCGAACTGGAACTGCTTCAGACATCCCCCATCCGCATATTTCTTATAGACCGGATCCCCTCCGATCGGGTCTATGGAATAGGCCATTTCATCGGGAAGGTAATCAATGTTCACCTTCCCGTCCCCCAGAAAATCACAGGTCAGAATATAGTCCCGGATACTTTCTATAATCGGCTTAACCGCCCGCAATCCGCATCGCCCCCTTCAAGATCGGCTCTTTCCTGGTGGCCTTCATCCGCTCGAACCACCTTGCTTTTTCTTTGTGTTCGTAATACTGTCTCCTTGCATATGGCACCAGGTACTGGATCTCCCCGCTTCCGATGACGGTTCCAAGCGTGGCCGACTTTACCATTGCGCCAGTTAGACGTGGCGTCATCGGATTCATGTACCGCAGGCACTCCGAGTCAACGAATTCCTGTGCCCGGGTGAATGCCGCCTTTTTCTTGGGCGCAAAATCCGGTGCCCACCGAAGCCGTGCAGTAACACTGCCGTTCGGGGTTGCGACCGTGTAAACATATCCCCTGGGAGTCGCCACAACGATATTCCTTTTCTGCGCCATTTACACGCCTCCTACCCTCCAGTGCGGGAGTCCGCCAAAACGGTTGTCTGACCAGGACGTAACGGTACAATACTGCACGCCTTGGCCTGCCAGGTCAGCGGGCTTTTCGATTTCAAATTCACAGATTCCCCGGACGATCACGTCACCCTTCCGCAGCGTCCAGCTTTCCGGTTCCCCTTCCAGGGAGAGGAATTCACTTTCCGGGACGTAACTTTTCTGGCAGCCCGCCGTTTCCGGGATCCGGATCTTAAAGACATCGGCGCCATTCAGTCCCTTGTCGCCGACCTCCACCTTATGGTCCACATAAAAATGCACTCCTTCCAGAACAGTCCTGTACCATTCGTCCAGCCGGGTATCCTTGTTTGTCCTGTGGTTATAAAGGGTGATATCCGCATTGGTGATCATGATTCATACACCCCCATATCCAACAGCCCTGTTGGCTCTAAGAATACTTCCGCCGCTTGATACACTTTTTTATGGATAACCCCCTCTGCTGTATCTCCAGCCGTCTGCTCCTGCGCATACGATACCGAATACCCGTCATTATTTTCAGAAGCTACATTTCTCCCTCCATGCTGCTTCCTTCGGTTATCATCTTCACAAAGCAGATCGCACACCGCACAAGCTGCCAGCTTGACTTCATCCATATCGCAATTAGAATCTGCACGCCCGAAGGTAATCCTACGGACGTGTGCACAGGCCTTCACGATCTGGCTGCAAAATTCCTTTTTCGTTAAGGTTCCGCCATATTTTTCCACATAATAGGAATAAGTTACATATTTATTCATATCTACTCCTTATGGGATACATAGAACCCAGCGGCCTTATTCTGGTAATGGTCAACCAGGCCGTATTTCCTATACTTCAGGATATCTCCATCCGCCTGGGCGTTCAGTCTTGCCGGGATCACATCGCTTGCGATATGCTTGTCAAATTTGATAATGGCAGGCTTATGGATGATCATAAAGTTAATATCCTTGCCGGCAGCACTTACCTGCTCATAATATCCCGATAGATCAGCCGTCTGAGGTGAAGTGACCACAGTATACGCATTCCCGGACTTTGTGTAATACGTTTTGGAGGAATCAACTGCAGTGTCCTCTGTCTGCACATAGTCAGCTTTCGCCCTCTCATAATGCCCTGCCGCTTCATCGTCTTTTCCTTTCAGCAGATGGATCGCAGTGTAAAACCGGGACTGCGGAACCTTCTTCTTTACAGTGAACGCATTCAGAATTTCCCTTGATTTCGTAGTATCCAGTGCCATTACACCATTCATAAGAGTGGGCGTAGCATAAAGGATCCTGCCCTCTTCCGGGACTTCATCTTCGTCCATCTTATTCTTTGCTTCAATCAGTGCTTTCAGGAAAGCAGCGGCGTCTTCAAGCGTCTCTTCCTTGAGCGTGATCCCTTTAAATCCACAAACCGTTGCAAACGTGAAGGCATCCGCTTCCGGGGCCACCCTGGTTCTCTGCAGTTCTGCTCCCGCCTGGGTAAATGCAAGGTTCATGGATTCATTATTATCCATAGCATCCACTTCCAGCCTTGCGCCTCTGTCATAATTAAACTTTGCCGTCATCCACTGCAGTTTCACTGCTGCGGACGTATACCCCGAATTCCGGTCATAATCGCCTAATCCTCCCACTTCAATCTGAGGGTAAATAATCTCGTTGGCATTCGCCCCAGCCCTCATCATTGTCGGATTGCTTGTCAGATCCGCAGTCACAGAGGCATTTTTGTAAACCTCGTCTAAAATACTGATATAATTTTTTGCTAATGCGATTGAGTTATTGCCTGGCATGTCTTATCTCTCCTTTCTTTATTTCCCTTCCGGTGGTAACCCGGCCGCTGCCCTCATAGCCGCCAACATGGAATCAGATCCTCCCGCACCGCCTGTCGGCCCTACGGGGTTGTTGATTGGTTCATCTGCGCCAAATAAATAAGCATCGGACTCCTTTGCGGTTTCCAATGCCTTCTTAATATCCTCTGTCTGATTTTTCGACGCCTTCAAGGTTTCCACATCCAGCAGCGCCATAACTGCCTTTTCATTGCGGCCGCCTGCTGTCTTGATCGCCTCTTTCAAGGTATCCGTAAAAATCCGGTCTGCTTCTTTTGCCGCATACTCTTCGTCCTTCGCTTTCAGGTCGCCCTGCAGTTTCTGGATCGTTGCCTGCAGCTCTTCCGGCTTCACATCCTTGAACTTATCCAGTTCAGCCGTGGCAGTGTCGAGCTGGGACTTATAATTGTCACGCTCACCCTCTGCCGTCTTTGTCTTTGACTTCTCCGCTTCAATGTCCTGTCCGTTCCAGTCCATGATCTTGTCGATGGATTCCTTCTCAATCCCCAGACCTTCAAGATCTTCTCTTTTCATAGTTACATACCTTCCTTTCGTCTACGCTTTTTACGAGGTCGCACCTCTGATTTCAAGTAAGTCCAGACTATTTTACGTCTATCTGCTGACACACAAAAAAACAGGCGCATACCAGCGCCGCAAAGTGAGATATCGTGACCACCTCCTAAAAATGGGTATAAAAATACCACACACTTCGTAGAACGTGCGGTACTTAATTTTTCGTTGTATGAATCACCTTTTCTATATCATCTATAGTAATATCAATTGTATCCCAGTCTTTTGGTGAACTCCCGACATCTGCGATAAACACTTTATTATCAAATGCCTCAACAATGGACGCTTCTCTTCCGTCTTTCAACAAAACAGTATCATATTGTTTTATAATCACTTACTTCACCTCTTTAATATATGCACTCGTCATCACCGTGGATCCATCAATCTTATTCAACCATCCAACAATCACATTGGCCGGTGTCCCATTTTTTCCGTAAAGAATAATTTTTTGTTCATACCGATTACCATAACCATTGTTGTCCTTGTACATTGAAGGGTACTGTGACGCTTTCTTCCTAATTTCATCTTGAAGTTCTTTCCAGTTATCAATTGAATAACCCAATCTCGAAGTAAAAGCCCTGCCCTTAGCAAGCCCTTTCTCGTTGCTCCCCGCAAAAAGATATTGCGTAAATTTCCCATCTGGGAGTATTGCGTTTTCAGCATTAGGAAGCTTTAACCTTGGACACTCTTGCAACTCTCTGCGTCTTTGGTAATCTAACTGCATGAACTCCCACTGCTTAGCATTATTATATTTTATCTGTCCGAAATCGGCAAGGGATCCGGCTTCATCTCCAAGAATTTTTTTATACCTTTCATACTGCTTGATATCTTTCCCGGCATTTTGGATCATTTCCTTTGTGAAACGGCTCATTACGGACTTATCCGTTGGCGCAATCCTTCCACGCATATCCATGTAGATTCGCTCACGTTCCTGCTTAAGCCCCATCTTTTGGGAAAATCTTGTATATTCATCCAACTGGGCCTGGTATTTGCACTTTGCAAGCATGACCTCATCTGGGTCAGCACCGCCCTTCTTCAATAAATCCACCTTCTCACGCTGGGCACGCATAGCGGTCTCCATCCGGCGCTGCTGCTGTTTTGCTTCATACAGGGTATACTCTTTGCCGTTGAACTTCTTCGGTGTATTCTCTTCCCAATCCATCTCTTCCAGCCACTGATCTGACCAGTTACGTTCAGACAGGCCTGGAAAAAACGGGTAATACTCATGATAGCAGTTGGCTCCCAGAAGCCCTGTTACAGTGCCAAGGCCGCAGACACGATACAGGTCATCCTTTGAGTACACCCTGCCCTGCCATACTGCGTGTGTAGGCCTTGCACCTTCATGCCAGGCAACTTCAAAATACTCGGTACCCAGCTTCTCGGCATTCATTTCGGAGATACGTCCCGTCAGCTGGGAGATCCCCGTCATCACCGCCCGTCTTGCCGCCACCTCCACCCGGTTGCTGCGGCCAGAAGCGTAATCTATCGTCCGCAACCCGCTATTCGTCAGCTGGGTGACAACCTTCCGCAGAACGCTGTTATAATCAAACGCCCCGCTTACAATGTCCATCATGGCGGCGTCCAGATATCCCTGGTAAACTTGAGATAGCGGCGTCAGTACCCGTCTGCCATTCCCATAATCCAGACAGAATCCAAGCGACTGCGTGATGTTCTCAAGTTCCCCCTGTGTCTGGCGGATGTACCCTTCCGTAAGTTGCTGAAGCTGGTCATTCTCTTCATATGGTATGAACTTCTGGTTGACCTGCTCATAAATATCTTTATTTCTGACATATTCCCAGTTAATCACCTTGTCATACAGTTCAAACATTTCCGGGTAAGTTGCCCCAAGGGCTTCCTTAATCATCCGTTCAATGTCTTCCGATGAATTGCCAAGGATTATCAGACGGTTAATCTGATAATCCGCAGTGCTGGTGATCTTCCCCGTCTTTTGTATCCTTCGGATGATGTCCTGCATAATCCGTTCTTCCAGTTCCAGGTAATTCTTTTCAATCTGCCTGGACAGCTTTTCTTTATACTCACGGTTCAATCAATCACCTACTCCGTCATCACATTTGCCTGCTCCGGAAGATTCTTCTGTGCCTGCTCTAACGTTTCTCCATACCATTTCGCCCGGTATTCTGCATGGCTCATAACTCCCATGGACACATCCTGGCGGTCCTGGTTGCGTTCCGTCTCTTCATCGGTAAGAATGGAATCATTGAAATTGCAGGTGAATTCATAGTTCGATCTGTACATGCCGTTATAGAAAGCCAGGCCGCCCGCAAAATCCTCCAGGCAGTCCCTCAGCTTATTCTGTATCGCAGTCACACGGTTGTACTTTCTGAGTTTTGAGGCCTTTATTTCCGTTGCCGTCTTATCCACCTGCTGCACGTCTGACAGATCGCCATAAGCAAGCCCAACGGCAAACTCAATACTGCGGTAATACCGCTCCAGCCCGCTTATATACGATCCATCACGCATTTCCGGGGAATATTCCTTCAAAAGTTCTTTGTCCTTCCCATCTTCCAGGTTCAGCCCTCTGTAAAGCCTGTCGTTCAGCCTGGCCATTCCAACAACTTTCCTGTTTTTCTTCTTCAAGGCACGCTCATCCACGTGAATCGCACGCTCCCCGGACTCATATTCCCAGTCAAGCCTGGCCGCCTGGACATCTGCCCTTTCAATCTCATCCACAGCCGAATCAAAGACAGACACGCCACACTTTGACCCGTCCACCCTGTTCTTGACCGGGTTCCTGTAATACCCGAAATCCATCTTATCCATTCCCGGGAATGTCACCGGCCCGGGATTCAGCCCTGCCCATTCTGCCACACTGGAAAGTTCACATTCAGTCCCGACATAATTCCTGTCGAGTGAACGATAACACTTATTTTCAATGGTCAGATTACCATTCACAAAATAATGCCGTTCAAATTTCGTGTAATGCTCATACTCCCCGATCCGCTTTACCGTAATGAATACGATATCTATCGGATTCCCTTCATCATCGAATGTAACTGGTATAAATTTGTCTGCAGTTACAAACTCCGCCTTGTCCGCACCCAGGGGACGGATAACCAGGGAACCGAGGCCAAGACCATCCTGCAGGTTCTCGTTCAAATCAACCAGGCACTTTTGGTAAATCTTATCCAGCTTATCATTGGATATCCCCGTCTCCATTTCCACCGTTACGGCGTCTGCAAATTCCCTGCAGATTCCCTGTTCAATACGAAGCGATATCACGGGGTCCGTAATCCATGGCGCCCTGCCATTCAGCATATTGTTCCAGCCGTCTATCGCCTCAATCATGTCCTGGGATAGTGTTACATTCTGCCCGACCACCGTTTTTAATGTTGTATAATCAAACACGTACCTCAGTCCCCTCCACAATCTTTTCGCCCAATTAAACATCCTCCACCTCTTGTATCAGATCCTTCATGTCCCGTTCTATCGTATACTCGAATGCATCCAGGCTGTCGATATCCGTACTGCCGTCATCCAGGCGTTCGTCCTTATCTTTTATCTCCTGATCCCAGACGGCGTCCGAAAACGCAATCTGTAATGATTCACAGTCATCCGTCATAAAGAACCGTCCTGCACCCATCAGCCGGACGGTGCAGCGGATCCGGTCATTGATCGGTTTCTTCTTTGCCGGACGGACAGCTATCCACGGGAAACGTTTCTCCACTGCATTCCTTATGGAATTCCCCAGGACCGTTTCCGCATTGTCCCAGAACACTGACTCTACATTGCAGTATTCCACATAGCTGCCATCCTTCTCACATACTGAATACTTGTCAATCACATCCTGGATGAAGTCACAAAAGAGTTCGTCCAGCCGGTTGCTGTCAATCTCTTCGTTCTCATCCTTCGCCATGATCCGCCTGGATTTCAGTGCAACCACATCCTTAAAATCGTCCGTATACCCTCTTGCCACAAAGGCGTGGCCGGACTGATTTCCCCCGAAGTCAATCGCAAGCTCAATCGAAGTGATATCGTCTTTACGGAACTGCTTGCGCTTCATTCCCGGGACAAGATCATCTACCACCATACACCGGAACGCCTCTGGATTATCCGCAAACTTTTTATATATCGCCCCCGCCGCCCTTTTCCAAAGTCCGAGTATCAAACGGTCATAATAAATCGTTCCCTCATACTCCTTGCACAATTGTTCCACAAAATCCCTGGGAAGGTATGGGTTATCAAATATCGTATACTTCTGCAGATAAATATCCAGTTCCGGATTATCCAGGAACTCCTTCAGCCAATGTGTCGGGTGCTCCGGGTTGCAGGATCCGTCAAAGCAGCTGTACGGCTTATCCAGACGGGATTTTAACATCTGGAATACTTCTTTGTTCCACTTCGCAATCTCATCCCCATAGCAGTATTTAATGGATGATCCCTGGATCTTTGCAACCTGGCTGATCTTCTCCGCCCCCAGGCAATAGACATCCTCTCCGCAGATTCTTGCCACGTTGCGGTTGTTGATTGTCCCGATCAGCGTGTCTGTATAGATCTCCCGCATTGGCTGCAGGACGTTCCGCTCAATGGATTCTTTCGATACTCCAAGGATGGCATTCAGGCCGGGCTCACCAGCCCTCTCCCGGATCCGGAAAGGGATTATAAAAGCTGTATCCACATAGGACTTTCCAGAACGTACCGCACCAGATTTAATATTCCACCTATGGGTTGCGTTTACGATATATTCATTCTGCTTTCTGCTTAACTGCATTTTCGTATACCCCTTTTAAGATTTCATCCAGCTTCTCAAGAGCCTCCTCTGTCTCATTCTCACCTGTAACGGCCTGCTTTCTTGCCTGCTTGAGATCTGTATCCGCTTCACGGTTCCGGATGTCCTCTTCGGGTTTATCAGACTGGCCGGCATACCGGGCAACAAAATAAGCAGCCTTGACGTCTCCCTCAAGTGCTGCTTTAATCATAGACATTAACATGGCGGATTCCAGGGTACTGTCCACCCCTAACGCTTCAAGCACTGGCGCCATGTCCGTGTTTACTTCTGCCGTAAGTAGCATGTTCAGAGTCTTGCGGAAGTTGGCCTTTCTCCGTCTTACTTCTCCCGATTTCTGACCACCTTTTCTCCCATTTCTCACGGCTTCCTCACGGCTTTGATTACTTGTAAACGGTACTAAGTTTTCATTGTTCAACCTTCACCACCTTCGATCTGACCTATATTATTGCATGAAAAAGAGCACTCCGCCAAAGCAAAGCGCCCTTTTCCGAGTGTTTTGGAGGAAACGATTTAGCATTTGACCTAATCGTTCTAGAATAATTATAGCATATCTAAAATATGAATGTTATGAATCTTTCAGGTATTTGTTTATAATTTTTGATATCATCGACTGGGTGTATCCCGTTACCTCACCAACTTTCTGCTGAGACACCCCATCCAGATAGACCATCTCAAAGATCCGTTTATCGATTCCTTCGGGCAGACCGTCTATAAACTCCTCAACATCCTGTATTTCCGCCTGAATCGCTTTCCTCCTGTCCTCCCTCACCTTGATACGCTTCTTGATCGGGTCGGCCTTCCTGGGATCCGCCATACGGACGGTCATGTGCTCTTCGATATATGGAAAATCTTTACCGGACTTCGTAACCTTTCCGGACACTTCCTCGACATCCTCCAGCTGATCATACAACCTGTCCAGCGTTCTGTCGATCACCGCCAGTTCCGCTTTATTCCTCTTATGCCTTTTCAGAATCCTTTTGTCCAATCCCGTTCTCCCCTTTTATGTCATACTTCCCGGCCACGTACTCCGCCACGTCGCCATGCACGTACATGCTACGGATAAGGGCCTTTGCCGCAGCGGCCACCGGTTTCGCCCCGGCCATGTCTTCCTGCCGTTTCTTGTCCAATATATCACTCCTTCTGCCTGCAATCTGAATCCAGGACTATACCAATTCTGCAAAGAAGAAAATAGTAAATTGCTTTCAGATCCTCAACGTTGGCACCATCCAGTATCCGATCTATACGTTCTCTAAAATCATTCCCACTCATTATGTTTCCTCCCTCGTTTACTTTTCCGGTATGTAACCGCCATTGCCCAGCCGGAAATGAAGTCATACATCCGTCCCAGCTCCCTCGGGCCTACACCCCTGAGAACCCTTTCCAAATTTTCCACAAACTCCTCTTTAGACATGATACCCTCCACGCTTTACCACGTCGATCGCACGGATCATATGGCACTTGTCACAGGAAATATTTGTCTCCTTATACGGACAGCAGTCAAAGTCATAGTTCCCGTCCCTCAGTTCTTCCAGATCCTCGATGACCTTTTCCAGGTCATAGGCCGTTGGCTGTGCCTCAACAGCTTTCATCATATCCTCTGCAAACATACTTGCCAGGGACTCTTCCCCTTTCATCTGCCTGAACTGCTCCTTCAGTTTCTCTGCGTCAATCAATCTCATGTTCCTCTTCTCCCTTCTGAATCGTCGTTTTGCCATACATGATCTCATCCCAGTGCTCCAGGACTTCCCCAATCACCCTGTCGCTATATTCCTTATTCTCTCCCTTACCCCTACAGATCACTTTCCATTCCACTCCTTACTAAAAATTCTACCTAATCACGCCTGCCATAAGGAAATAAAAAATTGCACATACTAGATACAGCGGATATATAATATGTGTTAGCTTATATACGCTATTCGATTTCTTACGAATCGCAACTTCTATTCCTTCAAACAGATACAGCAATGCTATACATAATGCAAATATTGCTATTATGACATTCATATCAACCTCCGTTCTAGAGAATTCTTCCGTCTAATTTTGCCTTGAGTAATTCTCTTAAATAAGCTTCTGGATTATCTTTTGCTTTTTGAAAAGCAATTTTCTGCCGCTCAATGTCTTCTAAAGCAGGCTTATATTTCGGACTATTTCTTACCCTATACCGGTACATATTCACTTCTTCTCTGTCAACGATTTCTTTGTCCACCAGTATCTGCAATATCGTCTGCGCATCCACCGCAATCTGCATGATTGTTTCTTGTGTATATAATTCATGTAACGCCTCATCTGGTTTATAGATACTACCATTACTTACAGCCATTCTTACTAACCCTCCATTTAGTCCATTAATTCGGGATTATCAAAAATATTTCCGATAACCTCAAATCCTTCCAACGGCCTCAAAACAAACCTTCTTCTGTTATTTTCCAAGTAGAAACAACAATCGGAAAATCCTACGAAAAATTTATCAAATCCCGCATAATTATGACCGTTTCCGTCATCCACTCCATACTGGCTTGTTTTTACGATATCCCCCTCAAAAATCTTTCTTCCATTCTTATCATTCGATCCTGTGTACTGGCAGATAGTATTTTCGTCAATCAGAAATTCACCTTCCAATTCCGGTGAATTTATATAATATTTGTCTGATAAGTATCCCTCAATCCATCTGCCGTCAAGATGTTTATTTTTAGACAAAGCGTGGATATGCTTTGCCCTAAATAATATTTCCCTTCCCATTCGTTACCTCCATTTAGCGCCCATTAATAAATCTCGTAACTATACCCAACATACTTATCAGAACCCTCTATTGCGTGATAGTAAGTACCGCAATACCAATCTTCCCCCAAGGTTTCTTGATCACAATATTCACCATCGCACTGTTCTTCTCCCGCTGGAACATCTGCAATAAAAGGCGTCCCAAAGCCTTCGGCATCACATTCTTTCTCGAAATATCCCACTATTTCTTCATACAACTTATCCGCTTCACTTTGAAGATTCTGGTATCGCTCTACTTTTTTTGCGATCTCTTTTGATACTTTCAACTTCTAAACCTCCACTTTATTTCCATTTCTATACCAAGTCAAATTAAAATCACCTGGAGGAAGAACTATTTCTAATGCAGTTGAATACTTCGTTTCTACTCCTTCTCTTAGTCTCATATCCCAATTTGGGAAATCGTCATATTCTTCTACTTTACTCACTCCAACCATCCAGCAACCATTACCACCAGATGCTTGCGAATGCTGACCTATTACCATTAATCGTCCATACTCTCCACAATCAACAACACACTGTATCGGATTCATACTGGCACAATTATCTACATCGTCGCCAGTTAATCCATATTCCCCGAATGTGTCATCACTGTAACCTTCAAATCTTAACGTTTTCATTTCCTACCTCCAGTTAATCATTTTGCCGTTCCTCCACTAACGCCCGATTTAACTCATTGCCTCTGGGAAACACTCACCCAGATCAATCTGTATTCCCGGCCTCTCTTCCCACTCCACACCGATGTAGTCCAAAACTCTTCCCCATCCATATTTCTTTCCAGTGTCCGGCTCCGTACAACACTTGTACATATAAAACTCCCATTCCTTAGGATTCCGTTCCCGAAGTTTGTCAAATCTATGTGGACGCTCTTCCATGTGTATCCCAAAACCGCACATGCTGCATCCTGTCCGCTTCGCCTGGGTTGTTTCCAAATTCCCATTTTCATCTGCTGCAATCTTCCCATAGATTTCCGGTATAATGCTCTTAACCGGATTATAAGGGATCACATTCCCTTTTCCATCCCTGCTATAAGGTTGCTCATAATACAGACGCTCGAATATATTTATGTGGTCGTGATACCACTTGTCCATCTCCTGTGCCAGGGTGAGGATATCGTTCCTCAAGTATGGTGCAAACGGTGCCGACCTCATGACCGTCTTGCCATAATAATTGCAGCCATGGTCAGTAAGGGCCTCTTCCCGCTGCCCTCCCTCTGATGCCATCATCCCCAGGAATGGATAACTATTATGTTCCCTTGCCCAGTCATCACATGGCTTTTCTTTTAACCAATAACAACATTTATTTGATACCTTAAAATCGGGCTTCATGTAATGGACACCCTCATTTTCGTTTTCATATCCACCGAATAGTTTCAGCCATTTTTGCGGTAATTTCATCCGGCTATTTTTGGCATAATGTCCGAGTTCGCCGCATTCTCCTGTAATGATTGCATGTCTAACAGTTTTATTATCTTCTGAAGGATTCTGCAAAAGATCTATTTTCCCCGCAATACGTTTGCTGATCACAGGAAATCCAATCTCATTAATCACCTGTACTTTGGTCTTATATGACCTCAAAACAGTTACTCCTAAAGCCTTATGCACTTTTTGTATGCTCTTATCTTCCAATCCGGATACCGATATGGCAGGCACATCAATCCCAATGGATTTCAAGAATACATGCAATGTAATGCTGTCCAATCCTCCGACAGATACATGAGCCTCTTTTTCTTTTTCGTCCATCTGCTCTACAAATTCATTTGCACGGAGCTCTGAACGTTTCTTTTTTACCTCATAAGGCTGTCTCTGCATGGCAACCATACGGTCACGTGCTTCTTTCTTCTTCTCTTTCCATTTTTTCAGATCTTTATCTGGCAATGGTGTCTCCTGTTCCTCTTCATTCAAAAACATTAGTATCTCATTCATTTTTATCAAGAAGCCCGTGTACACGTCACCTCGGCCGAAGGCTTGGCTCCTTTCTCTAAATCACTTAAATCCCTGGATACTTCATGATCGCTTTCATTCTTTGAATTGAATCTTATGCTTACCAGACGAATTACGAAGGACTCTCAGACCGGCACTTTTTATATTGTCTACTCCCTTTTGGTATTCAGTGATCTGCTTCGGGTTCCCAGACAGGTATATGTGCCACATTTCATCGAGATTCTGCTCATACTTCTTTCTGTCAAACATGATTCTCATCATCAACGTGTCCTTGTAACCAGATGAATGCTCATATGCCGAAAACATATCCTTTACAGCGTCTACCGCATCCTGCCTTTCCATCCTTTAAATCCTCTCCTTTCCTTCTAGCACCTCAAACAGTTTCGCCAGTTCGCAGGCCGAACAGATATTGTCCAGCGTTTCCTGGTTGGGACACTTGCACGGGTACTGGCAGTACTCATCGCACATCTTTTCCCGGACATCCTCCATGTCCTCCAATTTTGCCAGCTTCTCCATCGCTTCCGGCCGCAGTGCCCTGTCCCGGATTACGGCCTTGCCCTCGTGGTATTCCGTATATCTCATGGCCTCATTCTCCTTCTGCAACTTTTTTCGCCTCTCTACCTTTTTTGGATATGTAATTAATCATGTCATTCCTAATTTTTGTGTCATCTGAAGATAAACCAGACGTTCCTGTAGCAGCCACTACTTTATATCCTAACCGTCCCTCTTTCATCATCAGATATCTGGCGTGTAAAGTGTTTATCTTTTTTATAAATCCATACAAAATATCTTTTAAGAATTCTTCGTCAGGGTATTTCTCTTTCAATTCACACACCCGCCTGTTATACTGCGCCATATCGTGACTCCCAAGATACTCCTTATAGATAAACCAGCAGTCATTGTAAATCCTCTTGATACGCTCCTCTATCTCCCTGCTTATCTCATCCATCGATACTCCCGCACCCCGCTTTCCGGTAAATCGTACGCCGCCTTTTCCACTGGTTTTCACAGAACTGGATGTCATCCACATAGTCATAACACACAGGCTGCTCCTTCCCGACAGACGTCCTTGCAATCCGTCCAATGCTTTGCGTCACAACCGCATAATCTTTTTTCGGAGTCGTAAGGTATAACCTGTCAAGCCGTGGAATGTCCAGCCCCTCTTTTGCCAGGCTGAACGAAGCAAATAGAAATTTTTTCTTTCCCGTCTTCATATCCTCTATGGCCTGTATCCGTTCATACCTCGCCTTCTTAGAGGTCATCTTCCCATCAATCATCACGCTGGTGCCCTGAAGATCCTCTGGAAGCATATCCCGCAGCCTCCTCAGATGGTCCAGCCGGTCAGAAAGGATCAGATTTGAATGCTCCCGGTTCTTTTTAAGATCCTCTATAATCATCCCGCACCTGCCGGCATGCTCCGTCAGATAAGGAATCAGTTTGCTGTATACTAGCGTGCCATCCGTATCCAGACAGCACCTGTTCGTCTTAATACCGGTCTCTCTCTTCAAAATCTCTACCGACATCGTCTTCTCCGCTACCGCCTCATCCGGAACCTTGTACTGCACATCCCCAAGAACTGCAAACGTGCTGCGGATCAGTCCGTCAGACCTGTGCACCGTGGCACTCAGCCCAAACTTATACCTGGCTGCCAGGCGGCTCATGACCCGGTAAAACATCTTCATGCTGCCAGGCGAACCGGAAACTCTGTGACATTCATCCACGATAATCACATCCCAGGTATACTTGTATTTTTCCAGATCCAGTTTTGATAACGTCTGCACCGTTGCAAAGGTAAGATGGCTGCCGATCTGCACTTTACCAGCTGTAACCTTTCCAAGAATCCGCTCAGGGTAATACTGTTTCGCCCTGTCATATGACTGCCCCAAAAGATCTCCCGTATGGGTCAGCCACAACGTCTTTTTCTGCAGCTTCGCAGCAAGGGCGATTCCCATCTGCGTCTTGCCGGATCCGCAGGGGCTCTGAAGAATTCCACAGCCAGCCTTTTTCATTGCAGCAACCGCTTCTTCCTGGTACCCATACAGCGGGACTTCCCCGGGGAACTCCGTAACCCCGTTCTCCGCCAGATCCTGCTGGATCTCCGTATCCCTGTCCAGGAACTTCCTGATGTGCTTCCCCGTCCCGCATGGCAGCGCAAGCACATCCCCATCCACATAAAAGAAATACAACTGCTTCTCCGTCTTCCCGGTCCATAATCCCATGCGCTGCCTCTTCGCAAATTCCGGGTTGAGGATCACCAGATTCTCTCTTGCCCACTGGATCAGTTCCCGGGAAGGCTCTTTCACATAAATCTCATTGCTGATCGTAACCTTCATTTTACAGTCCTTCCATACAGTTTCAGCCACTGTGACAACTCCTGCCCGTACCTGGCTGTCTCCGTTTCTTTCAGCTGCTTCGTTCCTTTCCCCTTCAGAATGTCCAGCACCCTGTGCTGCACCAGGTAGATTCTGTCTTTAAACCGGATTACGAAGAAAGAAAACTGGTTTCCCGTCTCAGCCCACAACGCCATTGCGTTGCTCTGGTTCTCCTCTATCCTGCTCAGCCGGAACACACTGCCCTGGCATTCCTTGCAGTCAAATGCGTATGCATTGTTATTTCTGACTGCTATCAAGTCAAACGGCTGTCCGTTTACGTTATCCCTTAGACAGTGCGCCCAGAAGCCTCTCTCTGCAAGTATCCCTGCGAATTCCCTTTCAAACGCAGTCCCCGTACTTTTATTGCTCACGATCACAGCCCCCTCTCTACTTCCAACGAAATCCTCCGGATCATCCTCATATCATCCCTTACCCTCTGCTTGGATGGTTCTCTCTTCTTCCACATCCTCGCATATATGGCATTATCCTTCTGTGCGGCTTCCACGTCCGCCTTATAATTCTCCATGTACTCCAACTCTCTCTCTGCATCCAAGAGAAGATTCTTCAAAAACTCTATTTCCTGCATATATCCCTCCAGATCTTCTCGTGTCTAACCATTTCCCGGAAATGTCTACCCCGCATTTTCCCAAAACACACCCTTCAAACCCAGTAAAAACGTTGGGTCTGACCGTCTGCCCTAAAAACCGTTCAAACAATCACATTTTTTACGTGTATAATTGGCGGTATCGTTTTTCTCGCGCGTATAGACGTTTCTTTTTAGGTTAGACTGGTTAGACGGTTAGACCGTATATATAAAAGCCCCATTTTTCAAGGGTTTCGAGATTCGAAAAAGTCTAACCATTGTCTAACCTTGCCATTTCGGTTAGACAATTTAAGTAAAAGGCAGCTCTATCTGCTCATCCAGTTCCATGAATCCCTCTTCATCCGCATCCGGCTCCATATTGATTTTGAGATAGTTCGCTTTGATCCCATACACCTTCGTATTGTGCACATACTTTCCCTGTGAGTTTCGGATCAGCCGGTTTTTAGCAGCCCATTTTTTGCTCACTGCCGCATAATCCATCCCACACTTGTCCAGGAATTCGCACAATACGTCCTTATTCACCACTGCCACCGGCGGAATGTCCGGACGTTCCTCATTTACATCAATCCTTCCCCAGACTTCCCCCTTATTCATGGCATCCGGGCCATTGGGATTCTGGAACCTTATCGGATTTTTGGCAACCCAGTTAAGCACCATCTGATAGGCACGTTCCGCAACGTCTACTTCATTGGCACTTTTCAGATACTGTTTCACATCACCTATGGATAAAGGCACTTCATGTGTAAAAATCTGCTCCGTAAGAATCCTGTCCGCAACCAGAATGCAAGACATGGCCATGGCCTGCTTCTCCGTGGTATCCAGCTTACACATGGCATCAAAATACGCCTTATATTCTTCCCGCAGACTGTCATGCTCTGAATTCTGCAGATATTCAATCAGAGCCTTTCCCGCATGGCCATAATTTTCCGTCAATACCGATACGGTATGATTGCCGTTCTCGATCAGATTGCCGTCCACCTCGATCTCAATTACACGGTTCTTGGATCCGCCACGGCTGTTCGTCTTTGTAATCGGCTCCTCCCCCGTAAACAGAAAACTGTTATGCCAGGTTTTGGTATCTTCCACCCCTCCGGACGCACGGCCCCGCACACGGTCGATCCCCTCCGTGATCTGATAGATCATCTGGTCAAAATTCGTCGTCCACCTGTCCTTCATGGTCTGGAGTTCGTCGCCGGCAAAGGGTATCGAATACAGGAAGGCCGCACTCCTCATGATCCCGATCTTCGTCGTATTCATCGTCTTGACAAGCCCTCCCATCTTCGGATTCCCCCAGATGGACATCCCGGCCATGACGGCGACCGTCTTCCCCGTCCCGGACTCACCGCTCCAGATATGGAACACAAACGGCAGAATGCGTAGAATTTCAATCAGCACGCTCCCGAAGCTTGCCGCAAAGGCCATTCGTATAATTTTATTTTTTCTCAGCACACCGCAGTGTTCCTTCCAGATTTCAAAACTGCCCCCGCACTTAATATTCTGAAACACAGCGTCATATTCTCTGTCGCCATCGTACACAATGTCCTGGGCATAGGGCATGAAATCATTCCCGGACCACCCCAGGCGGTTGATCGACCTCCTGGGTTCCAGCTTTGCCGGGTTCATGCTGATACAGTCGCTGATATAGCGCACAAGGTATTTCGCATTGTCCGAAGTGACCTCAATACCGATCTTGCTCAAAACCTTCACAATGGAATTATTGTCAGCACAGACATCCCTGTTCACAGTCACACTGCTCCATGTGCCATATTTATAATAATCCAGCTTCACCCTTTCCTCATTGGTATCCACATTTTTCAATATCTCTACCGGAAGGACTGGATGGGAACAGGCCATGACCTTTACCGGCATTCCGTTCTTATCAAATTTCTGCATAAATATCCCCAGGTCGTCCGCCTTCCACGGCCCACACTGCAGTTCAACCCTCTGTTCAGTAAAGTGCGTGACATTTCCCACGGCCCGCATTTTCTGCTGGTAATCGATCATGAACGCCTGCAGGACGTTGTTAAATTCCCTGGCACGTTTCAGCAGCTTCGCTTTCATCCTCATCATTTCGATATACTGCGTCCGCTCCACATTGTCTTCAATCTCAAATATCTTATAAAAGACATCATCCGGGAATGGCTCTGCAGGGCTGAGTTTATCCATTCCATCCAGCAATTCTTCTTTCGATCTCTCCAAGCCTTCTCACCGCCTCCCTGTCAGCACGATATTCTTTTGGATGCATCCGGATGCACTCAAGCCTGTATTCTATGACAGACAGTTCCTGCATGGCCTCCTCAAAGTGTGGGGAGGCAAAATTTTGTGCTGCTTCACACAACAATATCCAATATTCCTTCAGGATCGCCTTTGCCTCTGCCTCGAACCGCCGCTGTTTCCTATATTCTTCCTGCCTTCTGTCACGCTCACGTTTCTCCCTGTATGACAGATCCCCCAATGCGATCGGAAGGGAGAAATCATCTATCAGTTTCCTGCACGCCTCTTCATTCCTCAGATCAAACAGCTTTCCTACGAACTTGATCACATCCCCGCCGTTTCCGCAGGTAAAGCAGTAATATCCCTTATCATTTTCATAAATCTTCAAGCTCGGATGGCTATCCGCATGAAAAGGGCAGAGGCAGGTGCCTTTCCGGTTGACCTTGCATCCATAATGCTCCGCAACCCTTTTCATGCTCAGCTGCCGCTTTACCTCGTCATAATCCTCTTTACATAAACGGCAGTTCTTCATCGATACCTTCCGGGATATACATAAATCCATCCTTATCTGCCGGTCCATACTGCGGAGCTGCCGGAACCGGCGCTGATCCGGCAGCCTCTCCCAACATTTTATCTTCCGGAACCTTTGCATCCTTCAGCCCTTCAATACTTCGGATCTGGACAATCTTTGTTGCCATGCGCTTTTCTCCGTCAGAAGTTAAAAACTCCTCCCGCCCCATCACCGCACCGAACTTTTTCCCGACCAGCGTCTTTTCATTCCCCTGCTGGCCAAATGGGAAGATAAATCCTGCGTTTGATCTCTCAATGCTTGTGATCAGTCCTTTGAAGAACGGCGTCCCCTGTCCGTCCATATTTTGCCTGTGCATTCCTTTGTATTTAGTATTGGGGTCGCTCTGCTTCGCCTGGTCATACTGCTTCTTATAAAAACCTGTATACTCCCCTTCTGCAATGTCAAACTGCATGAGGAAGCGGTCATGCCCGTTGTACTGCTCCTGCTTCACACCTAATACCTTGCATACATAGCAACCGGCCGGAAGCTGCATAGCCTCACCCATATATGCCGGCGACTCATCGTATCCCTTTGGCTTTGTAATCATAATCTCTCCTCCTGCCTAATAATCTTTCAAAACATTTAACACTTCCACAATGTCATTCGGAATCTCCAGCGTTTCAAACGCTCCCATTGGAGTCTTTGCTGTGCTCATGTTCGCAGACGTCTCGAAAAAGTGGCCGGCCTCGCTGTTTTTCGCAAGAAGCACGGTAGAAAATTTACTCTCCAGAACAATTTTGTTCAATTTCTTTCCATTTGTTTTGATACGGGTGAACATATAACCGTTATCATCATGATCCGTCTGGGTGTGTGCCAGGAAGATAACCGTTACATTTTCCCTCATAGTAAGTGCATAATCTACGATATTGTACACAGACTGCGCCAAATCCTGCCATTTGTCATATCCTTTTTCCTTACATCTGCGCATTTCATCCGCCACCATGATCCCATTGATCGTATCAACCACTACTGTTTCAATATGCTGCGCCTGGCTGTTGACATTCACCATGTTGAGCGCTGACATCACTGTATCCGGCTTATCCGTCCTGATATAATTCTTAGCCTCTTTGTTATACTGATCCCTCCACCCCTTCCAGGAAAGCCCCTTCTTATCGCAATCAATATAATACGTGGTCCTTGGATCCAGATTTCTCATAGACGTAGTCTTCCCAGAGCCGGACTCGCCCATCACTCCAATCACTTTAGCCATCAATAATCCTCCTCACTGAAATCAATGGAATCTATCCGTTCCATGATCTTCCTTGCAATATCATTAGTTCCATCAAGGGGCACAAAAGCATAGGCTGAATGCTCATTCTTATAGATGAGAATGTGGCCTTCTTCCCCTGTTGATGACGGCCCGGCCGGGGCATTCTCATTTCCCAGTTCTCCCAAGTCGATCATTCTGCAGAACTCTTCGTTCACTCCGATTGTCTTCATTGTCTGATTCCGCTGCAGGATTCTGGTTTCCATATATTTTCCTTTCACAACCACTGGCGTTACCGTGAAAGCAAAACGGCTTTTCAGAAACAGCCCCGGCAGGTCATAAAAAGAATTATCCGAAATCTCATACTGCAATGGCTCATCTTTCTTCGCCCGGAATGCACACTCCTTTTGCGGCAGCTCTCCTGTAAACTCCATGACTGCAGCCTTTAACCAGTTGGGGACGTATCCGTCCTCTGTCCAGGTGATCCATGTCCCGCCAGCAACCACAAGCCCGCCATAAATACGCCCTACAGTCAGCCCCTCACATCTGAAGGAGTGTTTGATCATCTTTTTGAGCAATGTTTTATTCAAGAACATCCTACTTCCTCCTGTACTCGTTCTTACTCTTTTTGATCGCCTCCGCCACCAGTTCAACCACAATCTCACATTCGTGGTAAGTGGGATGATACAGGGTCTTCCCACTTACGATCATCTCTGTGACATATGCAGCCGTATTCATGATCTGGCTCATACGGTAAGGCGTAATCCCTCCACTTTTGTCATTCTCCATGGCCTTACCGGATGTTCAGGTGCGTCCCGTACGGTTCCAGATGCGCCCACTCTACCTCTTTCTCTTTCAGAAGTTCCCGGACTGCCTCTTTATTGACAAGCGGATCCTGCTGGATCAGGAACTTATTAGGGATTTCTCCAAGATTCTCCGTGATTACCATCGGCTGCTTCCCACCGTTCTTGGAAATGGAAAAGCTGAATAAAGCTGTCTTAAACTTTGTCTTCCCAATGAATTCCATGTTTGCTTTTAATGTCTTTTTCAGCCAGTCAGCTCGGTTTTCCAATGATTTACAACGGCGGTTCAGTCTATCTGCCTCCGCCTTCACCATTTCCGCCTCTGCGGTCAGGTTCTTGATGATCCGGGCGTAATTATCCGCCTTGTCCTCAATCTCACCCTCAATAGATTCCAGCGTGTCCAGAATCGTCTGTTCGTCCGTTTCTCCATCATACAGAAGATTGATAACCGCCTCGTACTGGTCTGTTAATTCATATAATTTCATTTATTACTTACCTCCTTCAATCTTTACTACATACACATTACTTTCTACCCTGTAAACATCTATCTTTTCCTGCAGCTTATGCGTCCTCCTGTACGCCTGTATCGCACTGCAACGCTTCTTCGCTTCTTCTAGCGTGTCATAGCCGATACACATGTTCTTATGTTTGCGCGCCTTCAGGAAACCCTCCAATGCGATCATGTCATCGCTCTTTGCGCTGCCCTTCCAGGATCTTCTTTCCGGAAGTTCCGTGTTATAACTTATCTTCATATCCTCTTCTCCATAATTGATATAATCAAGGTTGTCCGCCGTGACCGTATCCATGTAAGTCACTCCGTCCGTCCCCGGGATGATTTCTTCCAGGCTGATCGTCTGGATCTCCCTAGCTTGCCGCTCCCTTTCATGTCCAACCGCAGACCGCAGATCATTGTTTACGATTGTCGAAAACTTATATTTGTGCAGGTCTGCTCTCTGCATCCACTTCTTTACGGAAAGCAGGTACCGGAAGATCACGACATCATACCAGTCATCCCGCTGAAGCCGATTCCAGTGCAGGAACTTCTCCACCAGATAATGGTTGCATTCTGCAAACTGCCGTTCCTCTGGCGTGAGGGGTGAATACTGTGTCCTTGCTGTCCGCAAATGTACCCCCCCCCTACTAATTTTTAGCTGTATCTAAAACTTTCAATTTGATCATTTACATCTGCCTCCGTTTCCGCTATAATAGCGGTAGATACTTCCACGAGCGCTTTAGGATTGCTGTCCTGTATAAGCGCTCTTTTTTCATTCCCAGACCACCCCGCCATTCTCTTCCCGATGCTTCCACGGCCTGACCGCTTCCATGTGGGCCTTCGCATAGCGCATGACCTCTTCGGTGACCGGGATCTCTTCCCATGCATTCAACTTATTCCTCCCTTCTGTATGTAAGGCCGATAACTATGTATTTCAGGATCTGTAATGACGCCAGCACCGGATGGACACCTTTTTGTATCCTGTCCTCCTTAATCTCTTTGATAATACAGGAAAGTTCTGCCATCACGTCAATCTCAGCCCCTTTCACAATCACCTTGCCTTCATTGCCGTAAATCATCCCGTCTTCACCCATCCTTTCTTTTCCGCCAGCCTGCGCCAGATTTCTTTCTGGCTGATTCCAAAATGCGATCCAAATTCATAAACATTTATTTCAATCGTATCGTTTTTCAACCCGGTTTTACTTTTAGGAATAACCTTTCCTGGCCACTCCCCAATCATAATCCTTTCCTTGACCTTCCTAGGTGCGCATTTAAGCACCGCTGCCGCCTGCGTCGCATTCAGAACGTCCCTCATGGCCTCACCTTCCTCCTACCTCTTTTTACTCTTGCTACTCAAAAAACAAAAAGAATTGGGGCGTATGACCGGGCAAGCACTCCTTGCAAATAACGTTGTTCTGTCCGCTCACCTGTTTCCAGATATCCCGAAACTCTTCCCATTCAGATTTTGATACCACCTTCATTTTGGATTCTATGATTCCATCATTTTTTAATGTTCCTATGAAGATTGCCTTAGGTATAACCTCTTCTTTCCCATTGCATACTTCAACTCTGGTTTTCTGTAGAGTAATCCATTCTTCCAACGTAAGCTTCACTCCTCGCACCACCTCCTTCTCTCTGGCTGTCCAGATTTTTTGTATAACTGCACTTGTTTACACATTATCCAACTCACGCCTGATAACCATCACGATATAATCCATAGCCTCTTCACTTAGCACGTCTGCCAATCTAACCGCAGGTAATCCTAAAGAATTAACTATATAAAGATCTTCCGGCATTAATATTAAATTGTAACAATCTAAAATCTTATCACCTTGCGTCCTGTTGTCCTTGACAGGAAGAAGCGGTTTACGGATAGTTTCTCCTGGAAGGCTTGATAGAAATGCGAGATTTTTTCTTACGAGTATATTCATTTTTCACACCTCCTCCTCTTGTAAAATTATTCCATTTTTCCTATACTGTAAGTATCAGACCGCTATCTGTACACTAAATGAAGGAGAAATTAAAATGAAACTAAACCCAAATTGCATACGTGATATCCTACTTTACCTGGAAGAACATTTGGATATATCGCCAAAACTCGAATATCAAGAAGTTGATGCATATCAATTAACTGAACACTTAGAATATTCGATTCAGGAAATTATCAATACATTATTAGTTCTTCATGATGCAAATTTTATCATTCTATCAATAGACGGTTCTCTTAGCAATGTAGATGTTTACCGAATTACTTACAGCGGATATCAATTCATTGAATCTATACGTCCCAAATCTGTATGGGAAAAAACGCTGTCGGTTGGTAGACACATTGGATCTTTTTCTTTAGACCTAATTACCCAAGTTGCACATGAAACGCTATCTGCTATGATCCCAGCTGCTCTATCTGCTATCGCTAACGGCCAAGCACATCCTTAAACATATTGCTCCCTACAAAACTAGTACATTCTCTCATGTCTATATCATCTGGAGTCTTGTACTGGTTTTTTTCTATGTAGTAAAGCAAAGCCAACGATGATATCTTCCATTTCAAACTATTGATTGCGAATATCACTGCTACTATACTTATTGTTACTGTTACTGCTATCCACATTCCCTCACACCACCTCCTTCTCTCTGGTTATCCAGATTTTTGTACACCCAATGTGATATACTCGTCTACATAGCCCCCTCTTCTTACTCTAATGTCAGATGCATCTGCTCATACTCTGGAATCTTTACAAAGTCTTCTGGCAACTGGATTCCATATTGGATACAAATCAACTGTGCCATTTCGGCAGATTTGTAAGGTGCACTTCCTTGCTTATCCATCCTATTTGCAAGAAC